GAGGCTAACCTGCTGAATCCTTTTATTTTCTCATATCTTAGCACACTATCAAACCTATCGTCCATACCTGTCTTGTGAGATATGACAAATACGTTAGCATCTTTTACTACAAACCTAATAATCTTAAGAAACTCTTCAGTTCCATACCCATCAAGTGAGGAATCAAACACCTCATCCATGACTAGTAAGTTTGTATTAACTGAGTTCTTGTACCTTGCTACCTCCCTCCATGTAAAGAGTAAAGCAAGATCAATCCTCATCTTCTCTCCTTCAGAAAAAGAAGCATAAGAGAAGTTATCATGGATAGGAGACTGAACAGTTTCATTAAACTCCTCATCCAATGTAAAATTGATATAGAAATCCATCATCTGCAGGTATCTATTGACCTGCTGATTAATTAATGGAAGATACTTTTTAATTATCTTAGACTTGACACCACCATCCTTAAGCAAGCTATATGAAAAATCATGATAACTTATAGTGTCTTTCTGTGTAGATAATTTCTTATATGTCTCTTCTAAATTTTCTTTAAAGGATGCTAACTTCTCATGCTCAGTATTTCTATTTGCAAGTTGTTCGGTAAGTTTCTGAATTTCCGATTCCAAATCCCTGATTTGTCGTTGACACCCAGAGATGCGAGTATTGTTTTTAGAAATGCCATGCGTTAGTGAAGTAATCTCCTTAGATAGTTTTGTAAAGTGATGCTCTCGCTCCTCCTCATTTTTAATTGCCTCCTCTAGTTCTTTATAACCAGATTGCAACTCTTTTATCTTATCTTGAGCATCACTGATATTATTTAACCGAAACTCTTCTTCTATGTCTTGTTTACAGGTAGGGCAAACAGTATTCTCTTCAAAAAACTTAGTCTTCTTGGTAATGGTTGCTACCTTATTAGAAAGAGTTCCCTTTATAGTTCCCATCTTTCTAAGTTTTTCTGTAGCACCTGTTACTTTCTCTTGTTCTTTTGTTAGGTCATGAACATCATTCTCAAGTTCTTCATTTATTTTAACATAGTTATCAGATTCCTGAAACAGAGTTGTAATCTTTTTATTATTATCTTCAATCCTACTCTTACCCTGTTGCTCCAACTCCTCCATAAAATTAGTCTGCATATTAACTTTATCATTAAGAGATTCCTTCTTCAAATCCAAAGTTCTTATCTCCTCCCTAACTCCTCTTATCTTATCTTTGATTAAATTATTCATAGAAGAGAAGATCTTAATGTCTAAAAGATCTTCTATAACTTCTCTTCTATTAGGAGCAGTCAATTGCATAAAGGGAACAAAATTAGTACTACCCAAAATAACAATCTGAGTAAAAGACTTATAGTTCATCTTTATTACATTTTGCTCTAACCACTTCTGCTGATCATTAGCAGCAGAGAATTGATCCATACATATATCATTTCTATGAATCTCAAATAGGTTAGGTTTAATCCCTCTTACTACCTTCCACTGAGTTTCTGCAATAGAAAACTCCACCTCAACTCTACAATCTTTTTCATTGACTGTATTGATAAGTTGACCCTTACTAATCTTTCTAAATGGTTTATTAAACAAACTAAATGTTAGAGCATCTAATACTGTACTTTTTCCAGCACCATTTGTTCCAACAATCAATGTTGTTGAGTTCTTATCTAATTCAATTTCTGTATATTGATTTCCTGTAGATAAAAAGTTTTTCCAACGTATCTTTTCAAATAAAATCATGATCTACTGGAGGTGGAATAACAATGTCATTTTTAGTAATTATAGAATACCTATAATCATGCAATTCACAAGTTTTAATAACAACTTTACCATCAACTTCAATTACATGCATTTCAGGGTAGTCCTGATCTTCTAGAAGAAGAGCAAATCTAATAGCATCATCCTCATCTTCAAAGATATAGAGAACTTGTTCTCCATTCTCATCTGCAATTGAATAAGCACCTTCAGATTCTTTACCCTCTACTGTAAGAATGAACATCAAACTAACTCACATGCTTCCTGATAGACTTCTTGCAAGAATTTTTGAACTCTTGATTTATCAATGTCTATCTCAGACTCCTCAATATACCTATTAAGGATAGAGAGGGTATCTTCAGATTCAAAAGCTTCAAACTCTGCTGCATCATGTAGAGCAAAGTTCTCTACTATTTTAAGTTCTGCTACATTAGCATTATACACCTTATCAATGAATTTTTCAAACTGTACTTGATCACTCTTCTGTCTAACAACTATTTTTACTATTTTATTCTCCAACTCTCTTGCATCAAATAATTGATGATCATTATCATTGTAATAGATTATATGATGAAGTCTATATGGATTATTAACTGGAGTATGTTCTAATGTCTCTGTATCAAATATATGGAATCCCCTATTAGTATCATTCACATCATTCCAAAACATCTCATAAGGATTTCCAAGGTAATAGATATTATCTTTATTTGATCTGCAATGGTAATGTCCAGAGTATGTCTTTTTAAATTTCTTAAATACATCCCACTCCATTCCATGCTCCATCATATGACCTGGAGTTGCTCTAAATCCATTTAATTCAAGATGCCCCATACAAACAGGAGCTCTTGACTTATTGATCAATGCTATACTCTTCTCTTTATTATCACTATTAATCCAAGGCACAAGAAGAATATTACATCCACCTACTTCTATAGAAGTTACTTCTGAATATACTTTAATATTATCATACTCACGTAGCAATAAATCAACTGCATTTATATCATTAGTATTTTTATAATATGCTGTATGATTACCTACTATAGTATGGACAGTAATGCCCATCTTTTTTAATCTATCAAAATAATTATTCTTCGCCCAAGTTAACGCACCAAAATCTATCCCTTTCCTACTATCAAAGGTATCACCCATATCAATGACAGTATCTATACCTTCTGAATATAATACAGGAAAGAAAACATCCTCATAAAATTTGAGGAAATAATCGTGAAACAGTTTGGAATTTTTTCTGCATCCAAAGTGCTGGTCTGTAATTATTGCTACCTTCATTAATTACGCAATTTAGAATGAACCGCATCCTTAATTTGATTATACTCACTATAGTTTCCATCGTCAAGGGTATCTCTTTCAAATACCTGTTCATATCCTGTCTTCTCCAATATCTTATTCTTGATCTCCAGTTGCTTCTTCTCCTTCTGTATTCTACGTAAGAACGCGTAGTGAATAATTTGTGTGAAATAAGCAAACGGGTTTTGAGACTTTTCAGGGTTGAAATTGTGTATGTATTGTACGCAGTTTTCAATGCCATCTGATATCATATCCTCCTTAAACATATAGTTAACAAAGTTTGGTTTGAAAGATAGATGAGTAGCAATCTTCAAAAAACATTCTCCAATATATCTGGGTATTCTAGGTTTTTCTTTACCTTGAATTTCTGCTATCTCCCTGTCTTCTCTGAATTTAATTAAAGCTGCAAGAAACTCTTTATTATTAACATAATGTTCAGATCTTTTTCTTTTAGCCATAATTCTTGCAGGACTCATATCTTTACTCTCTATTATGTATTAATTATAGCATTCAACACAATAGTTGACAAGGTATCAAAATAATAGTAGACTAACTCTGTCGGGGTTCAAGGGTTAGGTATCGTTAGTTATCTTTAAAGAGTTTCTCTAGTGATGCTTTAGCTTCATTTATAGTAGATATATATCCCATCCTTCTATTCAACTTTTTTTGTTTAGTATCATAGTATTGATTTTGATGATGAGAAAAAGTTTTATGCATAGAAATAGTTTCTACATCTTTAGATTCTACTAACGTTAAAACATCTTCTAAATTAATAATTAATAAATCTTCTTTACTAGTTTTCAACCAAGGTTCAAATTTATATCCATATATACTTCCCTTGTTTCTAACTTTTTCAATAGTAACAGGAGTATCTAATAGCAAAAACGTTCTATCTTCTTCCTCAGAGCAAGATACTTTAGAAAATATTTCTTCACCTGATTTAAATTTTATTGTGGCATAAAAATCTTCTTCCATCATTTTTTTATTTGTATAGTGATTATTTCATAATTAAAATTTTCATCATTGTAAATTTTGATTCTTTCAATTAAGTGATTAAGTGTATAATTTTTTTTGGAATTATATGTACAATCATCCCCAATGTCATATAAAGTTGCTTTTACTTTATCTTTACCTTTTCTGAGAACCCTTCCAATGGATTGGAGATTTCTAATTCTGGACTTGGAGGGACTGGCGAAGATGACGTTGTGCAACCGTTTAATATTGATCCCAGTACTAAAAGTCCCATAAGAGGCGACAATAATTGCATTAGTTTCATTTTCTGTAATCTCCCTAATTGATTCTCTTTGTTCAGCATCAACTCCACCATGAACAAAGAATACTTTACGATCAGTATACTTAGTATTATTTATCTGTTCATAAAGTATCGCTCCGTGGGTTTCTACTCTACTATATAAAATTAAAGTATTACCTTTTAAATCTAATGAAAGATTAGTAATAAATTTATTTCTTTGTTCATGACTAATTAAATATTGAAGTTCATCTTCATATGTTTCAAATTTTTTAGGTGGATGTTTAAGAACTAAACATTGAATATCTAACTGAGATAGATGTCCTTCTCTTATTAATTCTTCTGTTTTAGTTACCTTATATGATGGTCCAAACAATCCCTCTAAGACCCATTTATGAGTCTGTGTACCATCTAAAGTTCCAGTAAATCCAAATCTATACTTAGCATGTTCTAATTTAGTCATTATATTGACTAATGATTTACTCTTGAAAAGATGAGCTTCATCTCCTATAATAACATTATAATCTTTAAAGAATGATTTTTCCATTCTAAATACAGATTGCCACGTAGTAATAGTTACTTCGTTAGTATTAGTTACTTCCCTACCAGAATAAATTCTATGACAATGATTTTTAGCATCCCATCCATACTCTATAAAATCCTTATACATTTGTTCTACAAGAGAAGTGGTAGGAACCACTAGTAAAATTTTCTGCCCTTTATGAACATAATATCTTACTAAGGAATAAATCATTAAAGATTTACCTGAAGCAGTTGGACTAACTAATAGTCTTCTATTATGTTTTAAACAATCACATACACCATCTATCTGATAATCTCTTGGTTTAAATTTAGTAATAGATTTTATATAATCTTTTACACCTTCTTTTGATATGGATGAATTTATTTCAAAAGGTAATCCATAATATTCATTATCTTCAAATTTATAAGTATATCCATGCCTATCGCAGAAGGATACTATCTTATCTAAAAGACCAACATAAATTTTCTTTGATCTTAAATCAAATAAATGTATTTCTCCATTCCATTGTTTACTTCTATATTGAGGCATGAATTTAGCCCCTTCTACTTCAAAAGTAAAATGATCTCTTAATTCATATTCAATATGAGGTTCTGCTTTAATGCTTAGAAATACTTCATTAGATTTTTTTATTGTTACATTTGCTGTTTTAGTCACGATTTTAAATTTTGAGTATTTAACCAAAGGTTGCCAGATACAGAAACTCTAGTTTCATTTGAAGTATAAAAAGGATAAGCAGTATGTCTAAACATTGATGGAAAGAATACAATCTTATTTTCATATGCAGGACTTAGATTAAATTTATATTCACTAGGTCTTCCAAAAATATCATAATATTCAAATTCAAAACATCCTGCTTTTATATCTTCAACCTTTGTTCCTTTGAATTGAGGTAATTTTATTTCTTCTGCATGATCATAAGGAATTTTCAACCATACAACAAAAGAATAAACTCCCCCATGATCATGATATGGATTGAATTCACCTTTCAATTGATTATTAAACCAAAAAGTACTTAAGTCTAATGAGTATTCAGTTAACTTTTCATGATAATTTCTCATGGGATGTTTACCCCCACTCATTTGATTGTATGCCCTTGCTAAAGGACGAGCTACTTCATTTTGAAAATAATTATCTTTATCTTC